CTGGGTCTCCCTTAGGCCCGTCGTCTCCAACGATACCTTTAGCACCTTGATCACCTTTCTGTCCCGGGTCTCCTTTAGGCCCGTCGTCTCCGACAGTACCTTTAGCACCTTGATCACCTTTCTGTCCCGGGTCTCCTTTAGGCCCGTCGTCTCCGACAGTACCTTTAGCTCCTGGGTCACCCTTAGCCCCCTGATCACCTTTAGGTCCTCGATCACCTTTAGGTCCGGGGTCGCCATCAGGCCCTTTAGGTCCTGGAGACCCTTTCTCACCGGGATCTCCTTTAGGTCCTGGATCCCCATCAGGCCCTTTTTCTCCTTTATCTCCTGGACCCCCCGGCTCCCCTTTAGGACCTGGATCTCCCTCGCCGCCTTTGGGGCCTGGAGCTCCTTTAGCTCCTGGATCTCCTTTTGAGCCTATAGAGCCCTTAGCGCCTTCTTTTGACTTCGAGAATGTTTGGAAAGATTCTAGAGCAGTATTTATATTTTCAGCATTTATTGTAAACTCAACAAATCCTGTATCATTTGTTAAAGCAGTAATACCGCTAAATATAAAAGAGTCCCCGGAAATAGAGCTAGTCCCTGCAGTAACTCCGGTGCCTGGAGTTACAGTTACGCTAAACTCTCCTGCACCTGGAGTTCCCGTAACTGGAGTTAAAGGATTGCCTCCTCTATAGAGCTCTATTGTTGTTCCAGACCCAGTAAATACTCCATTGTTTCCATCTTTGTCAGTAGGAATAGTATGTGCAGAGTTCGTATTTACAATAGTGATACCGGCTTTTGCATCAATACCAATAATTGAAATTGTGTCAAATGTAAGCTCACTTTGATCTCCGTCTGACACTCCTACTCGAATTTGGTGGTTCGTAAAAGGACTTGTAGGAATTGTATAAGTTTTTGTAGCTTTTGTAGAGTCATTTACATCTACATCATTGTTGCTAAAAGCACTGTCATCAGTAAATCCATCTCCTGAAAAGAGGAACCAAGGAGTGTCTACGTTTTGTGCTTTTGCAGTAAGTGTTAACGATCCGCTTGGATCCGGATTTCCATCAGTGTATACAATCGAATAATCAGGTGAGGTAAGTTTTACTGCAGCTGCATTTGCACCTCCCGCACCCGGCTCGCCTTTAGGCCCTTCCACCCCTTCGAATGACTTCGAGAAAGTTTGTACTGTTGTAAATGTTTCGGTAGCAGTTGTTCCCTCCGCTTCAATAACATAAGTAATACTTGCAGTTGCCGCTGACATTGCAGATGCAGCGCCCATAATAAACTGTTTATCTGTTGTATTAAGCGTTGGACTAGAGTCAGCGGTGATGTTGCTAGCATTAACTTGCAGTACTCTAAACTCTCCAGTTCCAGGAGTCGTAGATACAGGAGTGAGTTGAGTATTTCCTCTGTAAACTTCAATAGTTGTTCCGGAGCCTGTATAGTCCCCCGTGCTTCCATCTGTGTCCCCAGTGTCTACAGGAATAGTATGTGCGGAATTGCTATTTACAATACTTATACCACTAGAACCATCAGCAAGACCTGTAATAGTAATTGTATCAAAAGCAAGCTCTGTTTGCTGTGTTCCTACAAGAGCACCGTCAGATACCCCTACTCGAATATTATTTTGAGTAAATGCAGTAGTAGGAATTGTATATGTTTTAGTGCTTGTCGCCGCAAATGCAGTGTCATCAGTAAATCCATCTCCTGTAAACTTAAACCATGGAGTTTGAAGATTTTGTGCAGTTGCAGTAAGAGTTAGAGTTCCTGTAGGGCTAGAATTACCTTCTTCATCATATACAATAGAGTAGTCGTCTGAAGTGAGTTTTACAGCTACAGCATCGTCTCCAGCAGAGCCCTCTCCAAAGAATCCAACTAATACCGGAGTTGACCAATCTGTAGGATCTGCATCAATTGTATAAGTATCTTCTTGAGAAATTGCTGCAGCAGTTGTTTTCCATAGATACTGGTTGGTGCTGCTAAGACTTGACGCAGTTGAAGACCAGCTATTACCGGGAGTTCCAGTAATTGCTCCAGTAGCAAAAGTATAAGTTACATCTGTATCGGGAAGGTTTGGCTGAGTAGCAGAGTTATTTGTTAAGAAAAGTTCAACAATTGCAGTATTTAATGGACTTTCTCCAGAAAACTGTGCTGCACTACTCCACTCACTTGCCGCAATTTCATCTGTAAGGCCGCTACCGTTTGCAGTTGCAGCAACCACCCATAGAATATTTGTAGCTGTTACAGTAGGGCCGTTTGGAGTAGTATACCAGCCACTATCCCCTTCTTCAAACTTAGTATCTCCTTGACTAGTATCAATTTTACCTGTAGTAAGGTCTACTACAGCGTTGTCCAGTCCAGAAGTAGAGCTACTTGGATCTGTGTTACTTGCTTTGTATAAGTAAACTAGAGCCGCACTTGTTCCTGCTGTGCCGCCCTTTGATTTTGCGAAAGTTTGAAATTTTGTAAGGTCAAGATTTCCACCGCCGTCAGCAGCTCCGCCAATTGTTATAGTGTATTGAAGCAGCTCTTGATCTTCTGATAGCTCATCAAATCCGTGGTCTGCTACAGTTGCGATATTTGTGCCGTTTCCAGTTATAGCGCCCTCTATAATATCGGCGTTATTTGTAATACTGACACCGAACTGCTCGCTTCCAACTGTTCCAGAGGTATAAGTATAATTGCTTCCATTTACAAATACTTCAATAGTTGTGCCCGACCCGGATACCGCATTGTCATAGCCAACTAAAGGCTCTCCGTCCGAGTCACAAGCAATGGCATGAGTTTCGTTTGAGAACGAAACAAATATGCCGGAGCCTCCAGTCTTAATACCAAGAATAGAAATAGAGTCTGTTGCAAGAATATCATCGTTTGCAATCGCAGGAGTTTGAGCAGACTGGTTCCAACCTGACGGCTTTTCTGCAACTTCCACTTCCATAAGTTTAGTGCCGCCACCGTCAGTGCCAAAACTATCTACGGTTGTAGGCGGAGTAAACGGAACTGTGCTTGTCTCTGACCACTGTTCTCCAGATACAGCTTCATAAACAGTCCCATCTATTGTAAATCTATAGAGAGGCTCTGTAAAACTTCCTGTTGATGCTGTTAAATCAATATCAGAATCTGCAGATCCTTGGTAAGAAGGGTTTTCTCCGTTTGAGTCATATACAATTGAATAATCTTCTGCTGTAAGTTTTACAACTCGAGCAAGATTACCTGATGCTTGACGCTTTAGTTTCGCAATTACCCATTCGCCTGTGCGTATTTTATTTGTATTGTCTGGGTCGTTCTTTTCTCGAACGGTGCCAGTAATAGTTATTGGTGTTCCATCACCGTATTGAATATTATCAGATGCAGCTTCGCTTACTTCGGTAAAGATTGTTTTTTCGTATTCTTGCTTTAACCCTCCGGCAACTGCTCCTGTTGGATAGTTTGCTGCCTGAAAGTCTGTATCTTCAGTTCCATTGAGGTCTGTGCTTGTCCACTCAAACTTAAACTCAGGCTCTTCATACCCAATCGCTAAACCTCTCACTTTAAGAGTTGGGGGCTGCTGGTCTGCTTCATCTAAATCATTATAAAGTAGATAAGCTGTCTCTGAGTCCAAAACTAACTGACGCTGAGGCGCTAAGTCAGAGATTGTATAAAACTGGTCAAAACTGATTGTTCCATCAGCAGTAAGAGATACTGCGCCGAGTAAAAAGTCTTCTGATCTCTTTAGATTTAACTGGTTCTTTTGAGTAACTTCACTCGTAATTGTAGCATCGGGGAATACTGAGTCAATATACATTTCTGTATTATTGCGTATAAACGTTACTCGCGCCCCTGCTCCGTTTTGGAAGCGCACAAAAGAGCCTACTTCAAGTTGTGTAGTAAACGAAGTATTTGTTCCAGTAACTTTTGAAGTAGTGCCGTCAATCGTGCAAGTGCCGGTTATGTTTGTCCAAGGATCACTAAACGCAGTATCTTCGAACATATAAAGTCCGGTGCTTGCATCAATTCTTCGAGAAACAAGTTTTAAAGGGTCTGAAGCACCATCATTAAATTGACTAAAATCTACAAGAATATAAGCAAGAGGCTGAGGGTTTGTATCAGTAGTCTTTTCCCATGCCCAGTCCTCTATTCCATACCCGTCTCGAGTAATTGTCCAATCAGCTGAGCTTCCACTACCATTTGCAAGAGTTACATTGATAGTGAGCGCAGTACCGTTAATATTTGTAATAACACCAATTAAATAGTTGTTGGAATTACTGTCGCTTGTAGCTTTTAGCTCCATTCCCTCTACATATAACGAGTTTACAGCATTCAAAGTAAATGTCTTACTTCCTGTGCTGATTGCGTGGTTTGTTGTCGAAGTAGTAACATACGCAGAGCCCGCAAGTTTTTGTAGTCCTTGGGATATAGAAGAATTATTTTGAGGATTATTTGTGGATAGACGCCCCAATGCTTGAGGAGGTGCGAGCGTAATTTGAGTTTTTTCAAATTGGAATCGTTGGCCTCCGCTTGTTAAATCAGCAATACTTGAAGAAGAAGTACAAGAACCTCCAGCATATATTTCGCCAATTTTAGCCGAGTCTGTAGCGTTGTCCAATCCAGTCTGGTGGAAAGTTCTCACGTAAGGTGATTTATTTCCTCGATTTGTTACGATTCGTATAGAAAATCTATATTTTCCTTCGGGCAAAGGAGTAAATTCATAAGAGTTCTCTCCTCGAGGCACAGTAATTGGACTAGGAACATTTGGAACATTATGCTTTAATTCATAGTAGTCTATGTATTCGAAGTCCTCTGGAGGCTCCCAGAAGAGGCTAACCTTTCGACTTCTTGCATTCGTATTATCTACTTCTCTACTGACAAGATACTGACAGGCAGGAGCTTCGCTAGGCTCTCCAATAAATATATTATCTGGAACTTGTCCAAGCTCGTAGTCTACTTCTACTGCTGTATATTTTTCTGGGTAGTATTCTACTGCAGAAATACCAAAAATATTTTCTTCTTCTTGAGCGATACCTAAAACTCTATATTGACGTGTTGAGTCGTACGTTTCAAGATTATCAAGAGTTTCTCGTAGTGCCCATACTGTATTTGCGGGAGGGTTAACAGTAAAAGTCCCGCTGATTGTAAGAGAGTCCGTAGACTGCCCAGAAGACGTAGATACTGCGTGCTCTTCGACGTGAGTATAAGGCTTCCAAGATAGTGAGATCAACTCACCTCCAGTAGCTGCAGTCCAAGCGTTAGAAGCTCGTTCTACTGTATCTATATCACGCAGAGTTCTTCCTGATGTAGTATCGCTTTCGTCTGTATCAACGTATGCTTGAGTTACTTTTTCTCCCTTAGCAAAGGCACCAACCCCGCTTACAGTAACAGTGTCGCCAATGTTATAAGCTGCAGGCTCTGTAACTAAAGTATTAAGAGTATAGGTTGCTCCCGTTACAAGTTGAACTTCACGATCAAGAGTAATTGTATTGCTTGTAGAAGACGAAGTTCTTCCGCTTAAAACTTTTCCAAAACGATCGGCATCTTGAACATTAATAATGTCGCCAGGGCGTAGATAAATTGCAGAGAGTGCAGTTTTAAAACTAACAACTTCTGTTTGATTTTGTGCAGTCCAAAGCTTCCATCTACCATATCTAATTGCTTGACCTTCAGAAGTGCAACCAAAGGCAACTGCATTAAGCTTATTAATTCTTCCGGATTTTACAATATCGTTTCGATCTTCTACGATTAAAGGAACGGGTCTATAGTCTAGATCTGGGTCATTCCAAGTTACGATAACTTGGTTTGCTTTTGTTCGGTTTCCTGCTGTTTGATAAGAAAACGCACCGTCAATTACGTTACCTTTAGTAAACGTATAGACAGGATCTGCAGGGGCGTCCAGTATTGGTGTAAGTTGTCCATCCATCCAATAGAGAATACCTCTAAAGATAGTTGCCATGTCTTTTAATACTTTATACGCTTCTTCTGCTTTTGTAAGGAAGAGATTTGCTCTAAATCGTGGCTCGGTGCCTCCATTTCCGTCATCTACCAATTCATCGCAGTAACGAGCAACACGATAGAGTGCATACTTATCAATATCTAGGTCTGGATCAATGTAGTCTCCAAGACCATACCGCTTGTTAGTAAGAAGATCATAAAACACCCACGCAGGATTATCAGTAAATTGTAGCTGATCTTTAAAATCGCCTTCCCACCAGTCAGCGTATACTGCAACATTATCAGCAGTATATTCTCGAGGCGTATACGACGTAGGAACTTTTACGAGCTTTCCTCGCATATCATAGCTAAGTTTGGGAATTCTATTAAATTGACGAGAATCAAAACTAATTCCCGAAATAGCGGTATAAGGATAGTAAAGATTGTCTTTTACAGTTGCGATAATGCTGGCAACTTGAGAAGTGCTATCTCCTTGTTGATAGTCAGCATCTTCGCCGGTCTTATCTGCACCAGTTGCATCTACAGCTTGGTCGATGTGCCGAGTTAGTCGAGTAATTCGTATTTTAAAATCATGAAACCCGTTGCGTTGCTTTCTATACTCTCCAAGGTCTACAAAATGCTGCCACGATAATTGTGCTCCGAAATTTGCAGTATGAACTACATTTCCAAATACAGACTCATATGCTCCAAATCCTGCGCCCTGCGTGTCTTCAAACGCAATATCGACCGCATAAATTGCGGTATTACTGTGCTCTTCCCCATCTTCCTTATTAATCGCCTGCAGTCTTCCGTATTTTATCTCAAAGCTAATTATATCGCCCTGCTGTCGAATTAAGTCTTGCTGCTCTGCGGGAAATAGTCCAGAGGTAATAAATACTGCGGAAGTTGCACCATCATCTGCATTGCTTCTACCCTCATCAACAGAGTAGCCAGCAGTAGAGAACAATGTGACACCTTCAGAAGTAGCTACAGATTGCTGAAGCTGTTTAAGAGTGGTTGTTGCCGGTTGAGAACTTACAGGTATATTGACACCGCCCCCAGCACCTCCCCAAGTTCGTATAATATTTTGAACTGCAGAACCATTTACAAACTGCACGTTTAAGTTCGCTGTCTTACCTTCTTCTAGGTCTGGATTTATTCCGACTACGTTAGCATAGTTTCTTTTAACTATGCTATATTTATAAGTTCCTGCGTCAGGGATAGCGTTAGATAAAAGTGAGATAGTTGTTTGAGTTATCTCTTCAACGGCTACATTTACATCAAATTTTACAGAAAGACTTTGATTATTCGTAAAGGTTTGTAAAGGAGCAAAATAAACTAAACTAGCAGTGCCATTTCCGTTATCGGTCACTGTTCCCAAAAGAACATTACCTGCTGAGTCCGTTAAGTAAGTTGTAAATAGATCAACTTGAGTAAAGCCAGCATTTCCAAGGGTTCCATCAAAGTCAGCAGACGTGAGAGTAGCAGTCCACATAAATTGAAAATTATTGTTATTTGCTCCGGCATAGTTAATATTTGAAATAGTTACGTTGTTAAACTCTGCAATTTGGACAGTAAGAGTGCACATACTTGTAGAAGTATACTCTCCAATCGCATCTTCTGGAGCATCGGCGTCTAAAGTTCCAGTATCACTAGAGCCATTAAAAGTAATCTCTCCTTGAAACTGAAAATTTCCAAGGTCATTTACATCAGAAACGTCTCTATTTTCAAAAAATACTGCGTCTGCTGGATCAACTCCTCGAGTGTTATTAAAGTAAACAGACGCGCTACCTTCTGTTAGACCCCAGACAGGGCCTTCACAAAGTGCTTCAACCATTTGGATTCTTTGCGACGTAGAATATCCCGGATTTCCTGCACCACCCGTAAAGAAAGGATTGTTCATAAAATTAAAATCTGTCATAAACATAATTTATCTTCCTTATAGATTCGCGAATACTGTGCTTGGGTTAAATACAATAACTGGAGTGGTGCTTGGACCAATGTTAACTTGTTCTGTTTGTCCGGGCATTGTGGGAATACTTGGCTGCCTTGGGTTCGGGTTTGGGGGTGTTTCATCTGGCCCTCCTGGATTTTGGTCATCATTGCCTGGGTCAGGTGTTATATCCGTCCCCCCACTTGAGATTCCAAAACCTGCTTCAGCAAATTGAGAGTTTTTATTTCTTACGTCAAAATCGATTAGTCTGCCCGGAATACGTAGTCTGCCATATAGTAGAGGAACTGGATCGCCCTCTAAAATTGTTTGACCAGATCCTTGAAACAGGTAACTTGAGTCTTGCCGAGAATCATTATCCAGATCAGTTGCCGGATCAGGTGCCATTAATTGTGCGAGCCCCGAGATTGCGAGCCCAATAGTAGCCCCATAAGCAGCAGCTAACCAAGCGCCCGACAGCCCATAAGCTGTTACAGCATAAGGAATAACGACAAAAGCTATTACCGCGGCGGCGACAATTTTAAGAAAACCTCCAAGTTTACCCCCGGAACCTTCAGGCGCAGGAGATATATACATATCCCCCTCTGAAAAATTCATAAGTAACTCCTCTTCAGTAGTAAGAGGAGAGTCTTCTACGTGCATTATAAAACCAATATTATTTTCATGACACTCTGCAAGATAAGTTCGAAACTCTGGTCTTTGAGCATCAATTGCTTTAAACACATCCCTAAAGCTTTGTACGTCGAGAATTAAAACCTTACCGAATTTTTCTCCAAGCTCTCCATCAAGGTAAATCTTACGCTTCATGTCTATATATTCCTACTAAATGCTTTATCCAAAACGGATATAAACTTTCTCTACAAGAGAGCCTATTTAAAGCGTGATGAAAAAATACACCATCTTCTATATAAACTCCACAGTGGTTGGGCACTTCTGACTCTAGTTGAAAAATTAAAACGTCATTTTTCTGAGGAGCGCCCTCTACTTTTTTATGATTCCAATTTTTAATGTATTCTTCTGAAAAATAATCTAACTCTTTTTCGTAGAAGCCTTCTTCGAAAGGCTCACGAGGGGGAATATGTATACCTTCTTGTGCAAGCCAATCTCTCATTGCTTCAAAGCAGTCTCTTACACCAAAATCATATTCTCTACCAATTAAAGGATAAAAGTTTTTCTTCGGCTCTAGAATGTTTAAATCCATATCTGGGTATGAGTAGATATGGTAAGGTATTCCAAGAGCATTACAACTATTTATATCATGAGGAGAGGGTTCATTACTCTGGTCTACATGGCTATGCACTATTGCAATAATATCATACTTTTTTCTAATGTCTAAGTATTCTTTATGCGATATAATAAAGTCTTTATCGTCCTCTGCTATATTTGTGCAAGGAAACCACGTCTTTTTTCCTTTTACTAATGCTACTACTCCACAACCTTCTCTAGGGTATTCTTTTCTGAAGTGGTCTTCTATTTCGTGTATCACTTAAACTTTCTAGTTCCTGGGAACCCTCCGAAGGGTAAGGGAGTGGCCCGAGTTAGGGGGTCTCCGTTTGCATCAACTCCTTGGTATCGAACTTTACAAGAATTTAAAGTTTTACCACATATATCTATTCGCTTCCAGTATCTACTTCCTTCTGTTGGCGGAGCATTTACTCCACTTGGATTTCTAATTGCTTCCCATATTTTAACAAATCCTGTAGTTGGATACTTAATCTTTGTGCCTACGGCATAAGACTGTTGAGAAGTATAGCCACTACCAATACCTGTAATCTCATTATCGTCTATATCAAAAAACTTTGTTTGGTCATTCGTATTAGAGTAGGTGCATCCCGATCGTTCATCTCCATCAATAGCGATTCCTTGGTATTTCCAAGGGCAGTATTTTCCTATAATTATTCTGGAGGGCAGCTTTACTCTCTCTAGGTCGAAGGGAGAAACCAGCTCATAAGACACTAATAAAGGGCTTTCTGCTTTAATTCTTTCTAAAACAAAAGTGGACTTTGGAAACTCAACTGGTAGGGTAGTAGTCCACCCAGCCACATCGGAAGATCTATAAGTGTTTTTATATAGAGTTCTTCTATAGTTTATTCTTGAGCCTAAAATGTCTTCCGGCTTTGCGACTCCGCTTGCTTCAAGAATTTCTTGCCAAGTTTGCTCGTCATCAGTTCCGTCAGAGTTATTTGTAATAGTTCTTCCTAAACTTACAAGGTTTGCTATATTAAGTAAAGGTCTATTTTGAGCACCATCAGATTGTATTTCTATTCCTGTCATTTCTATAGGAATAGCAATATATTCATTTAGCGCAGTTCCGTCCGCAGTAGGAAAATAAATATTTGCAGAGCCGTCGTCCAGTCCTGCAACTAGCCGCAAGTCAATAGATGTAGAGCCTGGAAGAGTTATTTCAAAAAACTCTATAAGGCTATCATTGATTGATTGAAGCTGTACTGTATCTATTAAATCTGTCATTATTAAGGCTCATATACTCTTCGAAGTGTTGTGTTGAGAGAGTGAATTTCATCTTGCTGATATGAGATATTATATTGCTCTGTAGCGACTTTTATCGTTTCACCGTTTAAAACAATATCAAAATTTGCTCCCACTTTATTGTCTAAAAAAGCGGATAAAATTACAATGTCGTCTGCATTTCTATTGTTAAAATTTACGGAAATGCTTTCTTGCTTTGAGTTTATACCGGAACGAAGCCGTTGCTCATAGCCGTCCCCAAACTTTGCAACAAAAGTATTATGTTCTGCTGTTCGTGCAATACCTCTGTCAAAAGCATATTCTACAGTATCACTACCTTGGGGGTTGACGTCTCCAAATATAGAGTCGAGAAGTGTAGTATCTGTGATATTTGTATAAAAAGTTGTATCATCAGATACTTCATCTCTCCTAATTGTTACTGAATAAGTAGCCATTATGCTGCTCCATACGGGCTAAGCATCCCGCCATTACGCTTTTGTTTTCTAAGCTCTTCTTGAACTGCCAAAGATATGTTTTTGCCAAGCTGTGCTGCATCTTTGCCGTCTTGTTTCTGGTTTTGGCTTGTAGTTCCATCATTGTTCATAACAACATTCACACTTACGTTGTTTTGTTGCATTCCGCCGCCGCCAGACATTTCTACAGGTATTGACTTTCCGTTTGGAAGAGGAACTACCGCTTCGGTGCCGTGTAGCACTGCAGGATATCCGCTTTGAGAGCCTTTTGCGATTCCTCCAGTAGAGTATGTATTCATAGGGCCCGAGGGAGACGCTATACCTCCGTTTCTAAACCCAAAAAAAGCTCATGATTGCTTCTTTCTCCATTACAAGAGTCAAAGCAAGAACCGCAGTCTGAAGAAGCGCTGTGACAACAGCTAGTGCTCTTGCGGCTTTTTCATTTCCTGTTAATGCTGCTACAGTAGCTAATCCTGCGGTAACTGCAGAGGCTGTTTGAAGCCCACTTTTTACAGTTTCCATTGTCAAAGTTTCGGTAGCCGTTGTATTCTCTTTAGTAGCATCTGTGGCATCGGAAGCGGCTCCTCCTACTCCGGCAGGTGCATCGGAGCTAGGATCGCTAGATATGCCTGCGCCCTCTAAAACATTTTCTGCCATTGTAACGTACACAGGATTTGCGGCACTTGTTCCAAGTCCGAGTCCGTCTAATCCTCCACTGCCTGATGTGCTCAAGCCGGACAAAGGACCGGAGGTTGAACTTTGAAGCGCATCCTTACCTGCATTAGCACTCTGAGCAAGAGCGCCTCCGCCTCCAGTAGGAGACATAAAGCCTCCTCCGGTTGTTGTAGTAGTTGGCTCTTCTTTTGCTCCGGACGGTTTAAATAATCTTTTGAAAAATCCGTCGCCTGCTTTTTCTTCTAGATAGCTCATAAACCCCTGAGCCACTCTATCTGCAAAAACTTTTTGCATTGACTGAAGTATGCTATTTGCAAGATCCGCAAAAGCATCTTTTACAGACTTTGTTCCATTAACTACATCTGTAAAGAAATTACTAAATCCAGTGCTCATTGAGTCAAAGGCTGCTTGTAAAGCCATTTCTACTGTGTCGAAGTTTGCTAATTCAGCTCTTATACCTTCTATTTCTTCTGCCAGCTCTTGTGTCGTTAGCAATACTCCTGCATCAACTTGACCAATTAACTGCTCTAATAAACCTCCTTTTACTGGATCAATTTTTAGTCCGCCCGTAGATCCAATGGTTATGTCTACTCCGAGCTTTCCTCGCAGAGTATCAAAGCTCTTTGCACCTGACCGTAGTTGTTCCGCCGTTGCTTTTTTCTGTTCGGGAGTTTGTGCAGTTTCTTTGTCTATCTCATTTGCAAGCTGTCTTGCTGAAGCAGCAAGAAACTTATACTTTTCGTTTAAAAGAACAAATTCAAGTTCGATTTGAGCTTTTCTAATATTTGCTTCTTGTTGTGCTGCTGCAAGCTTTCGAGTTCGCTCTTTTTCTAGAAGAGCAAGCTGATCTCGTAACTCGTCTTCTTCTGCTGTAAATGCTGAAGTTCTACTACCCTGCTTTCTTAAACGCGCAGCTTTTTTAATTGCCAGCTCATCTTCTCTTCGAGCCAGGTCGTTTGCGCCTTTTAGAGCTTCGAATTGCTTTTGTAAAATTTCTAACTTTTCTTTTTCTGCTTTTACAGAGTCTTGTGCTAAACGATAGGCCTCTCTTGCGTTATCATTTATATCTTTTTTGATTCCATCAATCTGTGCTTGAACCGCATCATTGACAGCTTTTAGAGCTTCCGCATCTTGTATAATGCTTGCGTTAAGCGTTTTTGTCGCCTCAAGAGTTTGTATTCTTTGCTGTTTTACCGCTTTTTCTTGATCAATCTGAGCTTGTGCAAATCCACTGCCTAGAGAAGAGAGCCTATTAATTCTTTTCAATATATCTTCTTGCTGCTTCAACAAAGTTTTTTGGTTTATTAGTTTAGCTTCATTCTCTACAAGGAGGGCGTTATACTCTTTTGCGACCTCATTAAAGTCTGCTCCAGTCTCTATCTCTCGAGCAGCTTTTCCTGCGTTTCTTAAAGCTTTTTCCATGAATCTTGCTTGATCTGCGATTCCTGTAATTTCTGCTTCTAATTCTGCAAGCCCTACGCCATCTCCGGCTATACCAACACTTACTCCTTCCCCCAGTATTTTAGTTTCTAGCTTATCAATTGCGACTTCAGTCTCTTTTGCAAAATCTTGAGAGGCTTTAATAGCGCCAGAAAAAGGACTTAAATCACGAGCACCAAGCTTAGCACTTGCAGCATCAAAACGTCTCAAAGAGTCTTGTGCTGCAGTAATTGCAGAATTTAACTCTCTCCAAGGCTTACTAAAGCCTTCTGCTTCTTCGATTATCTCTCTCAGGTCTACAGTATCTGGCGCCTCTGCTAATTTCTTTAACAAACCATCATACTGTTGTTGAAGTTCGGGGAAGGTCTTAAATGCTCCAGATCCGCGAAGTTGAGCGATATTAGCTGTTAAAACTTCGGTTGCTTGAACCTTACTAACTTTTCCAAAATTTTCAATTAAGTTGTCTACACTTGCTGTTATAGTGTCGAAAGACTCTTGAGCATCGTCAAGCTTATCTTTCTTTATGCCAACAAACTCCCCCGTTCTTAGAGCATTATTATATTTTTCTTGAGCAAAAGTTAAGTCTGCTTGTGCCTTTGCCTGCTTATCCAATTCTTTTGTTAACTCTGCTAACTGTATTTTTTCGGCTTCTGCTTGTAGAGCAGCAAAAGCTCCTGCAGTAGTGTCTGTTAGACCTGCCGCAACTTCTAACTCTCGAGCTGCTCGAGTAACTGGATTAGTTACTTGAGCCATTTCTTTATTGAAAGCAACAACGATTCGAGTAGACTCACTAAAAGACTCATTAATCTTGTCTACTTTTTTACCGAGCTTGTCTTTTTCTCCGATTAAGTCACCTAAAAAGGGAGATAAAAATGAGAACCCAAGAAGAAGCAGACTTACAGGGCCTAATAATTTACCAAATACAGCCCCTACAAACTTACCCGCACTACCTAAGCTTTTTAAAGATTCTGTAAACTTTGGGATAGCGCCGTCAGTTTTCTTTATGTTCGCAAATAGAAGTCCAATTCCTCCTGCGGCTGAAGCAAGAGAACCAAGTGCTCCACCTTTTTCGATTTTATCTAAAGTTCTTCGTTCTACTCGAGCGCCTACTGCTCTTCTTTTATCTGTTTGCGCTTTTGTTTTAGCACCGCCTACTACACCTGCTGTTCCTATTGCTCCTCGAGAAGCTATTACTTGGAGTTCTTGGAGTGCTATCTTTTGCTCTGTAATTGCCGCGAGTTCTGCTTTTTTAGTGGCAAGAAATTGTTGAGATGCTTGCTTTTGGAATCCGCTCAAATTTTTTATCGCAAGCTCTGTTTTCTTTATTTCTGCGGCTCTTCTACTTTCTGCTATTTTTAAGCTAGTTACTGCTTTTTTATAGTCTTCTGTGCTTGCAGTTCCGGCTTTAATAACGGAAGCCAAACCCTTAAAGCCTTTAGGCATAAAGTCTAGTGCCCGCACTTTTGCTGCTGCACGAGTGTAGTCGCTCTCAATTTTCATTGCGCTTATTTTAGCGGCTCTAGCAGCTCTGCTAAATGTTTCGGCGGACGTTGCAGAAAGTTGAGATACTGTAGGAATTATTTGACTAACAATAGTAGTGCCTAGCAAGCCTAGCGCAGAAAAAAGCGCTGTAGGGCTTTCTGATAAAAACTCTACTAAAGGAATTAAGCCTTTGTTTGCTAATTCAACAGTAGCTTTTGTTAAGTCTGTAAAGGCGGCACTGAGTCTATCATAAGGATTTGGATCAACTGTTTGAGCAATTTTTTCATACTTGCTTAAACCCTGAGTAATAGTCGCATTTAAGAAAGCCTGCTGTCGCTCAAACTGAGTAAGCTCGGAAGCCGTTTTGCCTAAACTTCCTGCGTATTCTCGAGTTGCTTGATCGAGTCGAACAATAATACCGAGTTCGTCCAAGATTTCTGGCTCGAGCTTCGCAGTACCACGAACAAGACGATCAAGAGCGTCTGGCAAGTTTCTGCCTAAAGCGATTGAGGCACCCGTGGCTACCTTGGTAAGTCCTTGCAGTTGAGAAGTGCTAAACCCAGAAGTTGTTGCGATTGCAGTTGCACGGAGGGCTGCTTCAGTAGATATCGCCGCGCCTGTAATATCTCGAAGATTTTGAGCAACTGCAGGAAGATTTTTACCAGCAGCAATGCCGATATTTGTCAAACTTGTCTCAAGCTGTTTTACAGCAGCAGCTCGGCTAAGAACACCGAACGCAGCACTTACAGCAAAGACGTTTGCAGCAAAAGTTGCATAGATAGGAACGAGACCGCCGACAACTCCAGCTTGCTTAGAAAATGCTTTTGTAGAGTTTGCAGTATTTTGTGCAGATCCTTGAGCGGCACGATAGCCTTTACGAGTGCTATTATTTAACCCTTGTTGAGCTTTATCTGCATTGGCTAACTCTTTGCGAAGCTTTTTCGCACTGACAGTGGCCTTCTCCATCTTGCCATTGACCATTACATCAATTTGGATTTTATTTTTTGCCATTAGCCTTTTACATTATGGGTATATGTTTTACCAGCCCCACCTGCGGATTTTGCTTTTCTTTCTTCCGCTTTACGTCGTTGTTCTGCTTGCTCAGCTTTGTGTTCTACTATAATACCTTCGTACATCTTCATGATATACATAATTGTTTTTGGATCTGTGACTTCGTAGAGTTTAAAGTAGTATTCTATTCCGTCCCAGTATTTGCCCATGTAACTGCCTGACATTCCTTCCCAGTGATCTGGCAGTAGGCTAAACATAAAAAATGCCACTTGAACTTCTTCGGGAAAATCCGAAAGCTCGAGCGGCATTTTGGCAGGATCAGGTTCTTGACCTAGTTGTTCGCAAATAAGTAGATATTTATCTAAGTCTACTTTCGAGTCGGACTCATGCACATATTTACGCAGTAAACTGCGTATCGACTCTATTTGCTCCCAGTAAAATTTTCCAAGTCACCTACTGTTTCTGTCACCCAACTATCGAATGTAGTTGAGTTCTTCATCAGTAGCTCAGCGTTTTCCTGAGTAAATGGAAGCTCATCATCGGGGTCAAGCTCTGATACGTCTACCAAAAGAAGCTCTTCTAGGTAACGATATTTTAGGCCAGACCAGCCTTTAATTACTGCTTTACAGTACTCGGTCAAAAATTTATCTTCATCGAGGACTTCTTCAGGCTGGCGAGTTCTCTTATCAAATTTTGTGCTTACACAACGCTTGCGAAGTTTGATAAGTTCATCTCGACCTAGGTAGGTCAAGTCAATGTCCATACCAGTAAATCCTGGAAAGTCAATTGTTACTGTTTTACTTGGAGTCATTAGACTCGATAAAGAAATTGGTGAATCACTCATTTTTGGTCCTTTTATATACGTGGGAAGATTCTATTGTGTAATTATAGTTGAGTGGGAGTAAAATGTCAAGAATTATTTTTTTAAGGTCAATAAAAAAGCGGGCCGTAGCCCGCTCAGAAGTTTATTTTATTTTAATTATTACGCACCAAAGTAGGCAAGGGCTACTTCGTCAGTACCTGAGATACTAGTTCCGAGTCCGTGGAAATTAGTCTCGAAGGAAATAACATCTTCAATATTTGTTACAGGAATCTCAATATGAGACTTAGGCATATTTACTTCTAAACGCTTGCCAGTAG